CCGTGGTCCGCAGTTTCACGGCGGGTGGCTCGACGAGCTCGCGGCCTGGCAATACGCCGACGAGGCGTTCGACCTGCTGATGTTCGGCATGCGCCTCGGCGCCCAGCCCCGGCTGATCTGCACGACGACGCCCAAGCCGAACCAGATCATCCGCAAGCTGCTCGCCCGTGAGGGCAAGGACGTGAGGGTGACGCGCGCCACGACATACGACAACCTCGCCAACCTCGCGCCGACCTTCCGCGATCAGATCCTGCGCTATGAGGGCACGACGATCGGCCGGCAGGAGATCTACGCCGAGGTGATCAACCCCGAAGAGATGGGCGTCATCAAGAAGAGCTGGTTCCAGATCTGGCCGCACGATCGGCCGCTGCCCGAGCTAGAGTTCATCGTGATGAGCCTCGACACGGCCTTTACCGAGGAAACCGGCAACACGACCAAGGGCGATCCCGACTACAGCGCGTGCGCCGTCTGGGGCGTCTTCTCCGGCCCCAAGCGCAAACGGTCGATCATTCTGCTCGACTGCTGGCAAGACCGGCTGGGCTTCCCCGACCTGATCAAGCGGACCAAGACCGAGCTCAAGGCAGTCTACGCTCCGCGTGAGCGCGCCCTGTTCAAGCCGCTGGTCGGCCCGACGTACATGGAGGACAGCGGCCGCAAGCCCGACATCCTGCTGATTGAAGATAAGGGCTCGGGCATCAGCCTGCGCCAGGCGTTGAGCCGTGAGGGCATTGTGGCGGCGCCATACAACCCTGGCCGCGCCGGTAAGCTCGACCGCCTCCATGCGATCTCGCCTATCGTCGCCGCTGGTCACGTCTGGGTCGTCGAGAGCGACAAGCTGCCGGGCCAGCCCAAGACGTGGGCGCAGCCGCTGATCGAGCAGATGTGCACGTTCTCGGGCTCGGGGTCGATCGACCACGACGACCTGATGGACGCCGCCGTGCAGGGGCTTCGCTATTTGATTGATCGTGATATGATCCACGCCACGAAGATCGACCCGCCCGATCCCGTCATCCGTGACACCCGGTTCAAGGGGAACCCCTATGCAGCCTGAGTATAACGACCAACCGCTGGCCGCGCAGGCCGAGTCCGCTGCTGAGACCATGAAGCGCGTTGAGCGTGAGCTCCGCTCTCCCGCCGTCCCGTTCGAGACCGGCGCCGGCGTCTCCAAGATGCCGGGCCAACTCCCATCTCAGCAAGCGACTGCGCGCATGACCGCCGGGCCGTTGTCGGCGATGGGCGTTGCTGCCGCTGATCCCCAGACGCAGGCCCTGCAAGCACTGATCGCGCAGGGCAAGCTGAACGTCGGGCCGGTCGAGGTCGGCTACCAGCGTGCCCAGCCTATGGCGCAGGGCGCTCGCCCTCAGCAGACGATCAGCGTCGGCGGCAGGCCGTTCGACGCCGACACCTACTTCGCCGCGCAGGCGTCGCAAGGCCCCGGCGGTCGGTCGTATGGCGCCACCGTCGGGCGCGATGGCCTCAACGCCTATGGCCAGTACAATCCTGCACGCAAGGACGTAAATGTCGGAATGCAGTTCCAGCGCGCGTTCGCCGACGGCGGGCCGGTGATGCCTAGCTCAGACCCGATGGATGGGTTCAGCATTGAGCCGGAGGCTCGCCCTGCTATGCAGCCACAGTCCCGCGTTGGGACTGGCATCGGTGGTGCGTTGTCGCGCATGGGCAAAGGGATTTCTGACTACGTTACCGCCGATCCTAATCCGTCGCCGCGTGAGTTGCTTGAGGCGCGCATGAGCGAGCAGGCTCGCGCAGCCATGGACCTGTCTGGTTTGGCGCTGCCGGATCGCGCGGTGGACGTTAAGGCTGATGAGTTAGGTTCATACCCCGTGGACGCTGAAGGCAATCGCCTGAAGTTCCTGCGCCGCTCTTTTGGCTTGCCGATGGTTAGCGGTGATGGTGAAGCTCGCCTCGCTATGCCGGGGTTCGTTGAAATGGCCGGTAACTTGATGAGCGGCGTCGCTCCGGCGGTTAAGGGCTCCGGCGTGGTGCTTGGCTCCGGCCCCGTGCGTCGTGGTGCGAAGGTAGGCACGGAAGGGGCCGAGGTTTCCGTGCGTCAGGGTACGGACGCCGCGACAGACGCCGCCAAGCTCGCCGAGAACGCAAGCGAGATCGAGCGCGCCGCTGAGATCACGAAGAAGGCTGACCGCCCGCACAACCCCGACACGGTCGGGGCTGAGGCCAGGGACAGCCAGCCAATCACCGGCGGCAATGAAGATCTCCAGTTCACCCGCCTTGAGAGAGAAGCACGGGAGAAGGGCGCCGGCCGCCTGACGGCGGAGCAAAAGGAAACCGTGTCTAGGTTGGCTGAGGGGACGGACATCCCACCCGCAAAGGTTGAAGCAGCTGTCCGCGAGAAGCTCCGCAAGTATCCAACATCTAAGGGCTGGGAGCCTTTTGAAGTCGTCGGGTTTGAGAAGGATCCGTCGGGCAAGATCAAGGTTGACGACAACGGGATGCCGGAGCTGAAGCTGCGTGAGCAGCCTTATTCGTTCAATCAGAAGAAGGGCGAGCAGGGTCGCGTCGGCGATACCGACTGGGATCCCAAGCACATCGACACGATGGCCGACAACCTTGTAAAGGAGGTCAAGGACGTCGCCAACAGGTCTGACGCGGGAGACAAGAACGCCTCAGTCATCATGGCCGCCCGCAGTTGGTATGCAACCATGCGTGACCGCCTGCGCCAAGAGTACGGCGGGTTTGCCGACGTCATGGCCGACGTGCTCGGCACGACCAGCGCGCAGACTGGCGTTCGGCAGAACTGGGATAACACCATTGAAGTGCTGTCGCAGTTCTCTAGGGGCGCCTACGATCGTGCGCTCACCAAGCTGCAAGACTGGACCGACGCAGGCGGTGAGATGGGCAGCGCTGGCGCCAAGGGCGGCACTGGTTACATCAATCGCCACCTTGAAGACGTTCGTGCCGCAATGCCGGACGCCATTGAGCAGGCCACCAATGAGGGTGTTAAGGGCTTCAAGCAGATTGAGAAGCGCGCCAAAGAGATTGCGTTCCGCAAAGCGCAGGAAGGTGACTTCCCGCTGATCACCAAGGCTGACGGCAAGACGCTGTTCAACGCAAACTCGCCGCAGACCATGATGGCGCTACTGGACAAGTTCCGCGAGCGCAAGGTTGGCGACGCCCCGAAGACGCCTAACTTCACCGGCAATTTGATCGGCTACTCCGACAAGGCCACCATCGACCTGTGGGCTGCGCGCCTGTTGCGGCGCCTGTCTGGGCGCGGGCGCATCGTGCCTGGCGCTGAGAGCGGTGTCAGCGGCGGCGTCCTTGCTGGTCCTCTGCCGTCCGGCATTGGCGTTGGTGGCGAGTTCGGGTTCGGTCAAGAGGTCTTCCAGAAGGCCGCAAAGAGGCTACGGGACGAAGATCCTCGGTTTGCTGACCTTGGCGATGATGACCTGCAAGCTATCGCATGGTTCTTGGAGAAGGAGACGTGGGGCAAGAAGGGCTACACGACCAAGGCGGGCGAAGGCGGATCGATGGAGCTGGAGGCTAACTTCGCGGGCGTCTCCGATCGCGAATTGTTGAAAGAGACGCGGAAGCAGGCTGAGACCGACCCGACGTTCACTGAGCGCAACAAGCTGGAGAAGGAGCTCGCGGACAAGAAGACGATCAAGGCCCGCGAGACCGCCAACGACTTCTACGAGGAGAACAAGTGGATCCTCGACATGACGCCTGCCGGGCGCCGCAACTCATTCATGGAGAGCCAAGGGCTCGACAAGGACGCAGCGACGAAAGCTGCCGCCGACCTGCTCGGCAAGGTGCGGCAGGCTGGCAACCTTGAGAAATCGTTTGCGACCAAAGAAGGGCGTCTTTCCGTTCTTGAGGAGCGGTCGAAAACAGGCCCGGCGCAAGCCCGCGCTACGCTGGAAGAGATGCAGGCGATCGCCCGCAGGTTCACTGGCGGTCTCTCGCAAGAGCGTCCAGACATCAAGCCGACCCCTGACAGCATGTTGGCAGGTAGCAGGGCTGTGGCTGAGGATTTGTACAAAAATCCAAACGTCATCATGTACAAGGCTACGCCCAGCCAAGGCCGGTACATTGACCCTCAAGGCAACATCTTTGACGAGACAGCGTTTGACCTTGAATTTGTGACGCGACAGAACTTTGACCCGAACCCGACGTTTAGGAAGATGGTCGAGGAAGCGCGTGCGAAGAACCAAGACAGCACATTCTTGTCTGAGGTCGTCGAGCCCGGAACGGTTCCGAACGCGAACCCTGGTGTCGAAGTGTACTTCACCAAGAAGGTCGGCCCAGACATCGTAGACAGCTTGACGAAGACTATAAACCAGTTGGGTGTGGACGCGGGGTTCACCTTCGTTACTGATTTCCGTGCGAAAAATCGCGCGGCCGGGGGCGAAAATGTTGGGGAATACGTCGGCATTCGCATGCAATATATCCCCGAGTTTGGCAACGGGGTTGAAGGCCTCGGGGCCGCAAAGAAAAAGATGTACGAGGCGTTAAATCAGATCGCAGAATTTGACGGCGTTTCAACAGCGCGCTATGTTGAATATGACACGCAGGTCGCGTTCAAGGGGGACTACGATGCCGTCATTGCAGGAAGTCTACCAGGAGATCGTCGAGCATCTTGGGCCGGAAAGCAAAGCCGCGAAAGCGGTCAAGCAGCAGATCGAGGCGAAGGCGTACTCAAAAGGTCAGTCGGCGGAGCGGTTCTTCATCGCCGGCGGGGCGGGCAAGCAGCAGACCCCCAAGGGCGGCAGACCGGCTCGCTAATTGACGCGATCTTCGCTCTTCGCAAGGTTGCGGAAGAGCACGACATCTACAAGCCTCAGCTTGCTGCCCTCATCCGGCAGAAGACGCCCGCGCTGACGCGCGAACAGGCGTCCACATATGCAAACAGCATCCTCAACAAGAGCGTGGTCGAGCTCAGTGCAAACCTTCGGCGCAATCCGAAGGCGATGCCGATCCTCAGCAGCCTGACGGGTGACATAAAGCGCATGAAAGGCGAGAAACTGATGGGAGATTTGAGGCAAGCCCTCAAAAATCAGTTTATAACTGGCTGAGAGAGGTTCCACCATGACAAACGCGCAACCCGCCAGCCGTATCGGCCTGCCCGCCCAGCCCGTCAAGGCTGGCAACAAGACGTATAGCCCGCACGAGATCCGCGAGATCTTGAAGAAACTGTCGAGCCTCGGCATCAACCAGGACAAGGTGCTGGCACAGATCACGCCCAAGGAGGCGATGATCCTGAAGCAGCTCGGCGGATCGGGCCGCATGAACCCGGCGACGGGCATCATGTCGTTTGATGACGGCGGTGGGGGCGATGGCGGTGGGGGCGACGGTGGCGGGGGTGATGGCGGCGACGGTGGTGACGGTGGCGACGGTGGCAACGACGGCAACGACGGCAATTGGGGTGGCGGCTGGGGTGATGACAGCGACAATAACAGCGACTACGGCGACGTTGATAGCGACGTTGAGAACGACGACGAGGAAGATGACGATGATGAGGATGCGGATCTTCCTGATGAAAAAGCCAAAGAAGCAAAGTATGCAGAGCGAGCGGACCCGAACGCGCCGCTAAGTTACAGCATCCTGCAAGAAATGCAGAAGGCGGGCATCATTGGGTATAGCCCGGAAGACCTGAAAGCCCTTGTCGACGACCCTAACCGGGCATCGCAGGTTCTTGGCGATTTGCGTTCGGCGACGGCCGCCTTTAACCAGAATACTAACGTAACAAACCAAAACATCGCCGCCCTTGGTCAGACCGCTGCGGGGAATTTTGGCCTTAATGGCGTTTACGGGACTAACGCACCAGGCAGTGAATACGGCGATCTTGCCGCAGCCTTTGCTAACTTGGGATACACCCAGAGCGAGATCAATGACTTCTTCGTTGAATTGCAGGAAGAGGCCAAGGCTGACGTCCCTGGGGTTCTATCTAATATGCAGCTTGAAACCCTGAACAGCTTCCCTGCGGACTTGCGGGAGTCAGTCCTTGCGGGAAACCTGACGTTAGCTGAAGCCCTGAGTTCCTTAACGGTCGGAGGGCCTAAGGGCACCGCGACAACAGCAACTGCCATTGGCCCTACTGTTGACACAAAAACTGATCCAAACGTCGAGATCATTAGCGACCAAGAACTCTTTGATAAGCTTAACGAGATTAAAGACATCTCGACCAAAGAGCAGGAAGCAAAGGCGGCAGAGGACGCCGCTGCTGCGGCAACCGCTGCGGCGGACGCAAAGGCGGCGCAGGACGCCCTTGGCGCGTACCTTACGAACCCCGGCAGCGTGCAGACGACGACGGCTGGCCTGACGGCCGTCAACCCCGGTGTTCAGGATGTCCTTGGGCCGGGTGTGTTTGGTAGTGGAACCGCTGGCGCCGGAGCAAATTCGTATCGTCAGACCACTAATGAAGAAGGCCAGGTCGTCTATAGAGACGATGATGGCCGCACGTTGAGCGAGTCCGATTATAACGCTCAGTTTGGGGCTGGGACCACCAGCACTAACGTCACCGGAACTAATGTTACGGGGACTAACGTCACAGGCACTAACGTCACCGGAACTAATGTTACGGGGACTAACGTCACAGGCACTAACGTGACCGGGACTAATGTTACGGGTACTAATGTCACCGGGACTAACGTCACTGGGACTAACGTCACAGGGGCTAATGTCACCGGAACTAATGTTACGGGGACTAACGTCACAGGCACTAACGTCACCGGGACTAATGTTACGGGTACTAATGTCACCGGGACTAATGTTACGGGGACTAACGTCACTGGGACTAACGTCACAGGGGCTAATGTCACCGGAACTAATGTTACGGGGACTAACGTCACAGGCACTAACGTCACCGGGACTAATGTTACGGGGACTAATGTTACTGGGACTAACGTCACCGGGATAACTGGAGTGACGGGCCCCGGCGAGGACGTCATCACTATTACGGGCACCACCGGGGTCACCGGGATCACTGGCGCGACCGGCGCCACTGGACCTACCGGGTACGAAAGCCGCTACCGCCGGCAGTACATCCCGTTCGCTGGCGACGCCGAGAAATACGGCATCCTCGGCCCCGAGCACGAGTTCTACAAGATGATCGAGGAGCGCCGTCTGAAGGGCGTCACCGGATCTGATTGGGTTAAGGTCGCCGCTCGTGGCGGCGCCGTAAATGCTGACGCCTACTTCGCTGAAGGCGGCATGGCGTACAGCCCGCAGAGCCCGCCACCGCCGGGCGCTATGGCCGACAGATCCTTCCCCACGATGGCGTTCACTGACGGCCAGGGCGCTATTGGATACATCGCCGAGCCTCCGGGTCTGTCTCCTTACCAGTCCGCAGGTCGCGACGGCTTGATGCCTATGCCCAATGCGCCAAGCCCTGCCGCTGCCGCTCCTTCAATGGCGCAGCAAGGGCCATTGAGCGCGATCCAAAATAGGAATGCTGGTCCGTTCCCCTCACCCATAGGCCAGAACCCCAATCTGGGTTATTCTTTCGGAAATGGTCCACTTTCTGATCTCATGAAGAACAGATGATCTTTCAACGGATAGGCGAACACAATGGATAAAGACGAAGGCGAAGAGGGCGGCATGGAGATGGAGGTTGAGGAGACCCCATCTAACGTGCAGGAGAATGCGGATGGGTCGGCGATTATCACGCTCGACGAGCCGCAGACGGCACAGAGCGCCGAGTTCTATGCCAACCTCTCCGAAGAGATGGACAAGCGCGCTTTAGCCGACATCTCGCAGCAATTGCTTGAGTTCATCGACCGCGACAAGGAAGCGCGCAAGCTGCGCGATACCCAGTACGAGGAGGGTCTGCGCCGCACTGGCCTTGGCAACGACGCGCCTGGTGGCGCTCAGTTCCAAGGCGCCAGCAAAGTCGTCCACCCCATGCTGACCGAGGCGTGCGTAGACTTCTCCAGCCGCGTGATTAAGGAGCTCTTCCCCCCGAACGGGCCAGTAAAAGAGAAGATAATCGGCGAGGTCACGCAGGCCAAAGTCGAAAAGGCTGATCGTAAACAGAAGTTTATGAATTGGCAGTTAACGACGCAGATGATCGAGTTCAGGTCTGAGCTTGAGCAATTGACGACGCAAGTCCCGCTCGGCGGCGCTCAATACATGAAGATGTACTGGGACGAGCAGAAGAACCGCCCCGTGGCGATGTTCATCCCGATCGACGACGTCTACTTGCCCTACAGCGCAACCAGCTTCTATAGCTCTGAGCGCAAGACGCACGTCCAGTACCTGACGAAACTGGAGTTTGAGAAGCGCGTCGGCACGGGCATGTATCGCGACATCAACCTGTCGGCGCCGCAAGAGCCAACGCAGACGGCGGCGGCCCGCGCCAACGACAAGATCGAGGGCAAGACCCAGACGTCCTACAACGAAGATGGCCTCCGCACGGTCTTCGAGATCGCCTGCTCGCTCGACTTCGAGGACAACTTCGGCATTGCGCCTTATCTGGTCACGATCGACGAGACGACGCGCGAAGTGCTCTCTGTGTATCGCAACTGGGAACCAGAGGACCAGCAGCAGGAAGAGCTGATCCACATCGTTGAGTTCCCCTTCGTGCCTTGGCGCGGCGCCTACCCAATTGGGTTGCCGCATATGATCGGCAGCTTGTCGGCGGCCGCTACCGGCGCTCTGCGGGCCTTGCTCGACAGCGCGCACATCAACAACTTCCCCGGCATGTTGAAGCTGAAGGGCGGCACCCGTGGTGGTCAGACCGACCGGATCGAGCCGACACAAGTAACTGAAATTGAGGGCGGTCTCAATGTTGACGACGTCCGCAAGCTGGCAATGCCGGTGCCGTTCAACCCTCCGAACCCCGTGCTGTTCCAGCTTCTTGGCTACGTCGGCGACACTGCTCGCGGCGTTGTTCGCACGACGTTTGAAGACTTCAAGCAGTCGAGCCCGAACCAGCCTGTGGGCACGACGCTTGCGATGATCGAGCAGGGCATGACCGTGTTTTCGGCCATCCATGCCCGCTTGCATGCTTCAATGCAGATGACGCTCAGGGTTCTGCATCGCCTTAACGCCAAGTACATCGACGACCAGTACGTCATCGACGTCACCGGCGAAGAGATGGTGAAGGCGAAAGACTTCCAAGGTGTCATGGACATCGTTCCGGTGTCTGACCCCAACATCTTCTCTGAGGCCCAGCGTATGGCTCAGATGCAGATGGTCTTGCAACGCTCTGACACGCACCCCCAGCTCTACGACCCCCGCAAGGTCGAGGAGCTGTTCTTGGAGCGCACCAAAATCCCGAACGCCAAGGATCTCCTCGCCAAGAAGCCTGAGCCGATTGAGCTCAACGCGGTGAACGAGAACCTTGCGATGACCTTGGGTCGGCCTGTCGCTGCGTTCCCGATGCAGGATCATCTGGCGCACATTCAAGTGCATATGGATTACCTGACGTCGCCGGTGTTCGGCATGAACGCCTTGATCGGCCCCGTGTTCATCCCCGGCGTGCTTCAGCATCTGAAGGAGCACATGGCGTATTGGTACTCGCTCTACATCTACGAGCAGGCGAGCGCAGCCACCGGCGTGCCGCTTGATGAGTACCTGAAGGGCAAGGATCAGGAGATGTCGGCGGAGCTTGATCGCACGCTTGCTATGGCGAGCCGTCGGTACATGCCGGAGGTTCAAGAGAGCCTCGCCGGCTTGCCGCCGATCATCCAGCAGGCAATGCAGGTCATGTCCCAGATGGGACCGCAGAAGCCTGTCGACCCTGCCCAGATCCTCCAGCAGGAGACGCAGCGCAAGGCTCTGTCTGATCAGGCGAGGGCGCAGTATGACCAAGAGCGCATTGCTATTGAGCGTGAGCGTCTTGCCCGTGACGCGGCTCTTGACCAGATCAAGATGCAGGAGCGCCAGATGGAGCTTGATACGAAGCTCGCCATCAACCGTGAGGATAACCTCACGGCCAAAGAACTTGCCGTGTTCGAAGTCGAGCAGGGCGTCAAGACGGCCTATTCGACAGGCCGTGGCATTAACCCCCAGCCGTAAGGATCTATCATGGACAACTCTCTCCTCCCCCAGCACAAGCGCCTCGCAATGGGTTTGGCCGTCAATGACGCCCCAACCGGCAAGAAGATGATTGGCGACGACCTTGCCAAGCACGCTCCTTACGGCATCAACAAGGTCAAGGGCACAAGCGACAAACATCCTAAGAGCGGACTAAAGTCCTTTGAAGCTAGGAAATAAAGCCTTGACAGGATGGGGACATGCTTGAAAAGATCATCTCGGCGCTACTCGAAGAAAAAGATCGAGTAGCGCACGAGACTATGCAGCAGCCAGGCGACGGCTCGTTATTCGAGTACGGGCGCCGGGTAGGACATTACGCAGGGCTAGATCGCGCACTCGCGATTATCGAGGAGTCCCTGTCCAACGAGGAAGGTGAGGAGCATGACCAGCGACGTCGTGTTGCCAAAAGATGGCGAGACTATTGACCCGGAGAAGATGTACTTCCCGGAAATGAGCCCACGAGTGCGCCCCTTTGGGTCGCGTGTTCTTGTGCAGATCCGTGGCGTTAAATCAATCACGGATGGCGGCATCATCAAGGTGCAATCCCGTAAAGACGCAGAACTCGACAATACTTGCGTTGCGAAGGTTCTGGCTGTTGGCCCGTTGGCCTACAAAAACCGCAACTCAATGGAGCCGTGGTCTGAAGGCCATTGGTGCTCCCCCGGAGAATACGTCTTCGTTCCAAAATACGGCGGCCTACGCTGGGAGAAGCCAGTCCCGCGTGGCGTCAAGGCGTACAGCGAGAACGTCCAGTACGCGATCTTCGATGACTTGAACATCGTTGGTTCGGTGGACGATC